ATTCACTATTATGTTGGGTATCGTTGTTGCTGTAGCTGTTGGCTTAAGACTATACAAAGCATAAAGAGAATAATTTTGGTTGGGTGTGGGTGCGATTAAAATCGTCTCTTGGTCTTTTTGTGAATAATATTTTGGCTTACCGCTACCATATAAATCAAATAAAGATGGCTTTCCTATCAATGATTTTGGCTCAAGCCTGGTTAAGTTTTTCTCTGAAAGCTGTGCTGTAGACTCACCGACCTCACAAAAGAAGTCTAATATATGATTGAGCTCCGAACCAACTGGGATATCTAAGTCAGCTGACTCATACTCATTGATACCAGTTACTGTTTGGAATAAAGATAAATCAGCTAGATAAATGTCAGTATTAATACAGAAATCAATGATGGTGTTGCGTAGCTCTTCAATAGCAATAAAAGATGGACAACTAGGTGCTTCTCTTTTAACCTTCGGTACTAATGATTCTATCTTTTTTGCTACTGCCATTATTCATTACTGTGCTGGTGTTGATGGTCTTGGGGTAGACCCAGCATCAACTTGATTTTTTACTCCTAGTGAGTTTTGGAATGATTGTAAATACATAGCAGATCTTTGCATATCGCCAGCATACTCAGTGTCTTTTTGATAAGCCCTATAGAGCATATAGTCTAAGATTGCATTAGCGTAGACATCATCTAGAGATATTACTGTAGTATCAGAGGTAAAATTACTGATAGTTATATCACCAGGGGCTGAACTATAAACAATACTTATAGTAGCACTTGAAGATGTGGTATGAGGATACACATAAAATATCTTAGGATCCATTGGATCATAGACATAGTGCTCTACATTAGTTCCTGTAGTGCCATACCAATCTTCTATTTGATCGTCTAAGACTCTTCTTTCTATATTTGTTATAGGTTTGGTAGTAGGTGATGCGTTTTTATAGATAGATAATAAGCGTAAAGCTGCACTAGGTAATGTTTGCTTTGCCGAATTAGCAGCTAGGGTAAATGATGCATTTACTGGATTGGCATCTGGTCTAAATAAAACTACCTCCCTCTGCCCATCATTTAGATAATTTAATAATGTTTGCTGAGACCACCTAACATTAGTATTGTCCTGGAGAATCTCTTCAGCTCTATTAATTAAATCTACTGCCTTTACGGTTGCCATTTACAGTCCTAGTTGTTCTTTCTGCTCTTTGCTTAAAGATTTTTTATCGTAAATAAAGTTCCAGAAGTCAGCTCTGTGCATAGGATTCCATTCAACGATTTTGCCATGCTCACTAACTGAATATAGTGGATCTTTACTTGGTTTTTCTTCTACTACTTCCTCGACAGGTGCAGAGGAATCTAATGATGCAAGCTGTGCTTTAAGATCTGCAAGCTTGTCTTTTGGATTAAGAGCCACATTATGTTTCTCTTTTGCTAGTTGTACTATTTGATCTTTTGTCATTTGTTACTCCTTCAGGGTGTATGCTCTAAAGATATCACAATTATATGATGGTTGTGAACTAAAAAAAGGGGAGCCGAAGCTCCCCACAAAAGTCAATATTAAGCAAACTTCAGCTTAAATTCGCCTATAGCTGTTGGAAGTACAACTTTGTACCCGTAGACAGCTAAACCTCTAACGCCATCACCGAATGAAGACTCAAGTCTTACTGATTCAGTGTTAGTCATTTGAGAAGCATAAGCAATAGCTTTTGGATGTCCATATAAACCTGATGTTACACCAGATGCTGTAGCTAGGTTATTGGAAACATACATATTGAATCTATCAACAGTACCAATAAAGCCATTTCTTAATGGTGAAACATTATCACCTGTTAAGTATGCTTGTCTTAGTTCTGACTGTTTCAATAGAGTAGCTGCTGCTGGACTAATAATCATATACCTGTTGTCTTCAGGAATATTATTCTCATCCAATGTTTGACCAGCGTCTAAAATGAAACCAAGAATATTTGATGATGTTAGATTCGATGGGGTTGCATTGATATCTGTTAAAGATGATCCAGCTGCCACATTTGCAAAAACATCTTGCTCGATAGCAATTTTCATGTTTTGAGCTGCATCATTTGCTGCTTCATTCATGAAATCAATATCAGCTTGTTCTCTTAGAATGTCGTCAACTTTAAAAGCGTAGCTTTTAGCCTTGTCGATATTAAGTTCAATAGTACCAGAAGTAACATCAGCATAGGATAGAGATCCTGTGTAGTCTGCAACTGTAACAGCTGGGACTGATCTAATGTTAACTTTGTTACCTAACCCTGAAATTTCTCCTTCGTACTCGTTAGTTGTTACCTCGGACAACATGGTCTGAGCATAAAACTTAGCTTGTAACTTTTTAGAGAAAACTTCAGGTATAAAGTGTTGCTCACCGCTTGCGAAACTAAAACTTCCGCTTGAAGATGAATATGCCATTTTAAATACCTCTTAAAATAATATAAAAAAGTTTATCTTAAGTAGTAAAATTTATGGTTTGACTCTTCCTTCCGACCAAGCTAAATCAATTTCTTTTTCTAGCTTTGCATACTCTTTGTCAGTAAGCTTGCCGATTTCCCGAGCAGTCCATTGTTTTTTACTACCACTCACATTTTGTTTCCTGGCTTTGGAGAGTGAAGGTTCAACATTTTGTTTTGCCTTTTCTACCAAGTCCTTTTTAGAAACTTTTTTGGAATCTAAGCCTAGGTCTTCCTTATATCTAGATAAAAGTTCTATGACATCTTTTGCATCTCCTTCGCTAGCTGCTGTTTGCCACATATTAGATTGTCTACCTAACCAGAGTGAAAAATCTTCACTTCCTGATACAGCCTTCCAATCTGGATGGGCTTTAGCAATAGCATCGAAATGCTTTTTATCTGCCTCTTCTTTTTGAGCCTTCAAGACCTCATCTGTAGCCTGTGATACTTTTTGTTCAACAGTTGCGATGCGAGCATCAACATAAGATTGCAGGGGTTTCACTAACTCTGGATAGTCTTTAACTATCTCAGACAGATCCACATCTACTGCTTCTTTCTGTCTCTCAACTTGAGCATCAGTCTTCATTACCTCCATAGCTGTGATTTTATTATTCATCTCAGCTAATTTGGCTTCGAGTTCTTTCTCTCTCTGGGTAGATTTGGTCATCTTCGCCTGAGCGTTTTTATACCTTTCTTCCCACTGTTCGGCAGATAAGTCTAAACCTTTATCTTCGGATTTAGTCTCTTCTTCCTGAACCTCTTCTATATTCTGATCAGATGTGTCTTCAGTATCCTGAGATTCATCGGGTGAATTTTCATCAACTTCTTCGACCTCTTCGGGTGTGTCCTCTGCTTCCGCCTCTTCGATAGCTAATCCTTTGGCTTCTGGTTCGGATTCCTCCTGAGAATCTTGAACTTGTTTCAACATCTCATCAGCTTCTTTTTCAAGCCTTTCAGCGATTATCTCGCCTTTAGTTTTTTCTCTTTCCATTTTCTCGGTCCTTAATCGGGGTATCGATCAAATTAATTATAAATGTTAGGTGTATCCTTTCGGGTGCCTAACGAGTTGATTACCTTATCAGCAATCTGGTCTAAAGATACTATAAACTTGAGTATCTCGCAACGACCTTGACTATGTTGGTAGTTGTCCGTTATTTCCAACTGGTCCCGCTCCGCCTGGCGTAGGGACTCCATTTCTTGCATCAGGACCGACCACTCCTTCCCCATTTGGGACTTGATTAGCTTCACCGCCTTGCTGGCTGGCAAGGATAGCTTGTTGTAGTGCTTGCTCATCCATCATCTCCTTATCTGTTTTAATTACCTCGTCTGGATCAATATCTAAGGATTTTGCAATATCAGTTAATAGTTTTTCCCTATTAACCATTTGTGCATCCAATGGATTATTAATCAAGGACAAGAACTGTAGCAGTCTTTGAGACTGTACTTCTTTTTGTATCAGGGCTGTGGATCCTTTTGCAACAATACGCATATCAGATTTAACATTTTCATTTTCATTCCATGTCATATTCCAATCATAAAGTGAGCGTATCATTGGTTTTGTTAGAAAGTCATCAATATTTTTGATAACTGATTTGAGAACAATATTGGCATTACTCATTAAGATTGAGATACCAGTTGCTGTTCTATTAAGTGAACTTTGTGTTTGTCCGTGGGTATAAGAAGGCAACGCAGTCGTTTCATCGGCAAACCTTCTAAATAATTCTATAACAGAAACAAGTGCTGGGGAGTTTGACTGAGGTTGATAGAAACGCACCATAGGCTGATTACCGTCTCCACCCTCTCGCAAGAATACACGCCATGGATACAACTCAGTTGGATCTTCTCCAGATGCCATAATATCAGTATTCACTTCGACCATGGGACCAGAAGATAATGCAACATTATCGAGATAGATTCTTGTCGCAGCGTTCATGGTAGCTTGAGAATCACGCATCATTCTTGGAACACCTGTGCCCCAAAATGCGTGTGGGTTTTTCTCATAGGGGAATATGAAATATGGTATTATGCCACCAGGCAACGGGTTCAACTGAGCCTTAATTACCTTGCCAGATACCATCCATATATTTGCGTCATACTCCATAGAGAGGTCATCATCCTCACCAAACTCTACTCCAGCGTCTTCTAAATCGTGTCCATTAAGTGATCCCCAATACTCTAATACTTCAAACTTTTCTGTATTAGTATTGCTGTCATTCACATTTGCTATGTTTCTTCTATCAACTTCATGTTGTGCTTCATCGTGATTACCCTCTGGATTCATCTCAATGCACTCATTAATTAAGTCAACATTAAATCCTGGATAGTCTTTTAAAGCATTAAACTCTGTTCTAGATATGATATGTCTTCTAAAAATATCACGCATATCATCAACTGATGTAGCGTGTGGGTCTGGATAAAGATCAAAGATAGAAACAGCTTCCATCTCTGGCATAGCGTTTTCTTCATAAATTAAATTAAAACCTTCATCGCCTTTTATCCACTTATGATCTTTCTCAATGCGTAATGTGCCAGCCTTCATAGCACCTGTGCCAAAGATAACCTGTTCCATAATCGCATCTTTCATCTTGCCTTCTAGGTTGTTTTCTACAGCTTGGTCTAATATAGCTTCTTCCATATTCTTAACTCTTTGCTCAGTTTCAGCTTCAATCTCTTCAGTCAACTCACTAAGTCTAGCCATAACAAGTTCTTCGATACCTGCGGTGCCAACTTGTTCTGCTGCTTGTTGTATCTCCAGAGCAGCTCTTTCGGCAAGCTCTTGTTCAACTAAGGGTTGTTTAGATAGTGGTGTCTTTTCAATAGAAAAGAACTTTTGTCCTGGTTGAAATAAAAGATCTGTAATTCTTGAGTAGGCTGCTAATACTTTGGTTCTGGTAAGTCCTACATAGACTTGTGATCTATCGCCTTTAGATTGTATTTTAGATAACACATCAGGATCATACTGACCCATAAATGCTCTGAGGTCTTCAATCCAGTCATCCTCTATGTCATCCCGAGCATCTTTATACTCAGTATATTTTGATTTAAGTATTGATCCCAGCGAGGCAAGTTCTTCAAGTTCTTCTTCTGAAGCGTCAGCTGCTGCGGATATTCCCTCTGGTCCTAGTTCTTTGTCCATAGTCTAAAAAAATTGTTTCTTCACCCTCTTGAAGTTTTGCCTATGTTTTCTTGGCATACTATTTAATCCAAATAGGGCAATAGCATATGCCATTATTCTATCATCAAAACAACCTGGTTGGGCGTTTGTTATGCCTCTAGCGTCTACGACATAAGTTCGTAGCTCATCTATAAGCTCTTTGTCTACTATACCACTTTCTCCTTGGCGTAGTAAATGTACTAAGTTATCAATAATTAACGGCTTTGTCTTGGTTGTTGTTAAAAAACCTGCACGCCTAGTTAATCTATCTACATACGCATCGTCTACACTTTGTTCAACATAGAGGTTTGGATAGTTAAGTTCTTGTATTTTTCTAATCGTTGTTAGCCCGTGATTGTTTCTTTCAATCAATGTCCAAGCTTTGTTGTAAAAGTGTCCAATCTTGGCAATGATTGCAGCGAGGTCAAACGGGTCAACATGACCTGACCAAGTGGCGACTTGATTACCCATATGGTCTAATACCTGAATACAGGAGTAATCGCCATGCTCTAAACCTTCCGCAACATCAACTCCAATACAATACCTCAGAGAATCCTTTGGATTCTCGAAAATTTTTAGTAGCCCTCTTTCATGCTCTATAAACTCTTGTTCACGCACATCATACCTGCCCACTGGCGTATAGCACTCTACGGCTGCTTGATCTATAAACTTTGGCTCAACAAACAATCTACCTGTTGTCAGAAACGCCTCTTGCGGGGTAGAGGGATATTCCTGTCTAAACAAATCCTCACCCCCCAGTTCTTGAATCTTTAGTCTACGAAACATAATTTGTTCGTCATCAAGGTTAAACATATCCTTCAGGTCCTGCTCTTCGGGTTCTATTTCAAAGTATGGATCTACTTTTCTACGATACTCTGTCATCATATGCCAAGGAATAAAACAAATGTCCCACTCTCCTTCTCCCCGCAGTGCCCTCATGCAAGCATCATAAAACCAACCACCTGCTCCGTTGGCGGTAGATTCTAATAATATTTCTGACTCTGCTTCTGGCACAGTTTGCAGTAACCCAGGGATAATATCCGCATTGGGATAGAAGGCTACCTCAGAACCGTGTAAATAGTTAGTAGTCCAACCACGACCAACCTCCCCTGTTCGGGCTGTAGCAATTCTCCACCGAGATCCGTGTGTAAATGCCATTGAGTTGCTGGTTGACTCTTTGAGCTCTGGAGTTACGACTGGGTGTGGTAAATTATCATAGAAATTCTTGACCATACTAAAGATAGCTTTGGTTGATTCATTCAAGTGCGACACTACTACTGCATTCTGATTCTGCTCAGTATTTGTCTTCCAAAAACCTCGTGCCTGACAATAGGTTGAAATACCAGTCTGACGACTCTTTAAGATGAGCATTCTCACCCTTCCATGATGAGAATATTGCTCATTAATCATCTTGTCTAATAATCTTTGTGCTTCGTTGAATTTGAAGTTAATTAAATTACCTTGTTTGTCTATGATCTTTAGACAGTGTTCTGCATAAAGAGGCAAATTCGTTTTGAAGGTTTTTATAATTTTTGAAATTTTATTTTTTTCAATTTGGACTTCCAAAATTACATACCCCCCCTAAGATCATGGGGGGATATAGGATGTATATATATAGGTGTAGCCGTGTCCAGCACTCCCCCCTTAGTGTTGCAGTAGCAATATATACGCATATGTGGGCTTTTTAGAGTATCACGTTAGTTAAGTGATTCTTTCTCTAGGAAATCCAAGCTGTCAAACCATCCAGATTCTTGCATATTTACTTCTAATTTTTGCTTTTCGTCTATCATTCCGTAATATTTCATTAAGAGTTCTAGTGCTTTTATACGTGATCCTCCTGTATGTCCGACTACATCCCCAAGGGCTTCCTCTTTTAAGCGTTCTATGATGTCCTCATGCTCTTTTAAATGCCTTTCCTGGGTCTTTTCTTGCTCAAATGCAATCATTTTTTTAATCTCATCTTTTCTCATCAATCGATACGCTATATTTGAAGCCGACCTTTCAGAATATCCACACAATCTCGCAGACTCTGTTGCGTTCTTTGTCCTCATAAAATGTTGGACAAATTCGGCGTAGCGTTGATTAAGTGATTTACCTTTAATGCTCATAGTTAATAACCTCTCTTTGTGTCTCTCTTTATTATATATATCTATTGTTTAGATGTGTAGTTGCTTTGATTGTTGCCCTCTTTTTTCTTTCCCCGAATGAAGCCCCTGGAATCTTTATTATTTAAGATCATAAATTAATTTGATCTTTTTATTATTTAGTTCTTGCACTCTGTTTAAGTGTAGTGTATTGTATACATTTAATTACTTAATGGAGGTAATAAATGGAAACATTAGAACAAATGAAAACACGCTTTCACAATGAAAGGGAGCAAGAGTTCAA